ACAGTTTCAGGTGGAGCAGTAACAGAAACATTTAGTTAAGAAATAGAAACGGGAGCAAAAAATGAAGTTACCAATTACAATTGAATATAACTCAGGCGAGCAAGCCACTTATGTAGCCCAACCGCCTGAGTGGGCAAAGTGGGAAAAGACAACTGGTCATACCATAAGCCAAGCAAAAGAAAAACTTGGCATGTGGGATCTAATGTTTTTGGCTTATAACGCACATAAGCGAGAAGCAGCAGGAAAGCCAGTAAAAGGATTTGAAGTATGGATGGAAACAGTTGCCGATGTAATTGTCGGTGATGCAGACCCAAAAGTCATCCAGCAGGAAGCCTAAGCAGATTATTGGTTGAGTTGGCAATAGCCACACAAATACCAATGAGCGAATGGGTTGATTCAGACGACATTTTGACAGCGATAGAAGTATTGGAGCAGAGTTATGGCAAGTGAAACAATCGCCTACAATAAAAAAGACCTGCGCGATATTTATAAGGCTTTCAAACTTATGGATGAACAAGCTACTGATGAAGCACGCCGTCAATCTGCTGCTCTGGCGTATTTTGCATCTGAGGAAATTAAGCAAGCAGCTAGAGGTCGAACAAAGGCTGGCGCAGTTGCGCAAAGAGTCGCGGATGGCGTTAGCATCTCTAAATCGAGCAAGATCGGTGAGTTCCGCTATGGTTTTGCCAGACAAAAGTTTTCAGGTGGTGCTACTACACAAACCCTATGGGGTGGTGTTGAGTTTGGTTCAAATAAATTCAAACAGTTCCCTACATATTCTGGACGGCAAGGTCGTGGATCTCGCGGATGGTTCATTTATCCAACCCTTCGCAGAATTCAGCCTGAATTGATTAACAAGTGGGAAGAAAGTTTTACTCGCATTATTAAGGAATGGGTCTAATGGCAACCGGTAATAGAACATTAAAGTTATCGATCCTTGCTGATGTTGATGACTTAAAAAAGAAGTTAGGCGAAGCTGATAAAGCCGTTGAAACTAACTCAAGCAAAATTGGTGAGTTTGGAAAAAAGGCTGCTGCTGCTTTTGCGGTCGCTGCTGCTGCTGCCGTTGCCTATGCTGGCAAATTAGCCGTTGATGGGGTCAGGGCTGCGATAGAAGATGAACAGGCACAGTTAAGGTTAGCCAATGCCCTAAGACAGGCCACAGGTGCTACTGATGCCCAAATAGCGGCAACTGAGGACATGATCCTAAAGACATCTTTAGCGACAGGTGTTGCTGATGACAAACTTCGTCCAGCGATGCAGAGATTGGCAGTATCTACAAAATCTACTGAGGAAGCCCAAAAGTTATTAACCCTTGCTTTAGATATTAGTGCTGCATCAGGTAAAGATTTAGAGACAGTTGCAAATGCTTTAGGCCGTGCTCAAGATGGAAATGTTACTTCACTTGGTCGGTTAGGACTTGGATTAAGCAAGGCTGAATTATCGACATTATCTTTCACCGAAGTTCAAGCAAAACTTGCTGAATTATATGGTGGCGCAGCAGCTACAAATGCTGAAACATTTCAAGGAAAGATCGATCGCCTAAAAGTAGGATTTGATGAAGCAAAGGAAAGTTTAGGTTTTGCTTTATTGCCAGCAGTTGAGCAATTTATATCTTTCTTAAACGATACAGGCATCCCAACCCTTAATGCTTTTATTGCAGGATTAACAGGTGATGAAGGATTAAGTGCTGGACTTGCTGAAACTCAAAGAGGTGCTGAAAGTTTTGGAAAAGCAATTGGAGTTGTTGGTGGAATCATTTCAGGATTCATTACATTTCTAAGAGAAGCAATTGGCTTAGTTGTATCACTTGCCAATGAATTGATTAGAGTTGTTAACATAATTCCGGGTGTAAATATAGGTTCAATTCCAAACCCTGCTCCATCAGCTGCTAGATCATCATTACCATCAGTTCCAAGAGCAAGCGGTGGTTACACAACAGGTCAAGGTGTTACAAATATAACTGTTAATGCAATCGATGGAGAAGGTGCTGCAAGAGCTGTTGCTAAAGTTGTTAATGATAGTGCAGCAAGATCAAACCCATATCTTTCAAGAGCAGCCGTTAAGCCATAACCATGAGCGTCTGGACACCAGATTGGAAATTGACTGTCGGTGGGGTTGATTATACTGACATAGCAATAAGCGATATTCAGCATGAAGCTGGTCGAACTGACATTTATTTACAGCCAAATCCATCTTACATTCAAATAAGTTTAGTTGCATTAAATGGTCAAACATTACCTTTTGACATTAATGACAGTTTAGATTTGCAAGTCAAAAACAGCGCAGGAACTTATGTAAGCCTATTTGGTGGCGATATCACGGATGTAAGTGTTACTGTCGGTGCTACTGGATCGATAGCCACAGTTGTCGAATACACCATTATTGCAATGGGTTCACTTGCAAGAATAGCCAAAGAAATTTGGAATGATAACATTTCTCAAGATGAGGATGGCAACCAGATTTATGAAATTTTGTCTAGCGTATTGCTTGGCACTTGGAACGATGTTCCATCAGCTACAACTTGGGCAACTTACAATGCAACAGAAACTTGGGAAAATGCAGTCAATTTAGGACTTGGCGAAATCGATCAACCCGGCCTTTACACAATGACTGCTCAATCAAATTTAACTGACACGATTTACAATGTTGTTGCAGATATTGCCAATTCTGCTTTTGGTTACATTTATGAGGATAATGCAGGAAACATAGGCTATGCCGATGCTGACCACAGGCAAAACTATCTGCTTACAAATGGTTATGTTGATTTAGATGCCGGTCATGCTTTAGGTGCTGGCCTTTCCACAGTTATGCGCTCAAGTGATGTTAGGAATGATATTTATATCAATTATGGCAATAACTTTAATTCACAGGAAACTGCCACAGATGCCGCTTCAATTGCCCTTTATGGCTATAAAGCCGAAACTATCAATTCAAGAATTCAAGGGTCAGTAGATGCTCAAGCAATTGCTGATCGTTATATCGCTCAAAGAGCTTATCCATTATCTAAGTTCCAATCGATTACTTTCCCAATAACTAACCCTGAAATTGATAACTCAGATCGAGATGATTTGTTGGGCGTATTTATGGGGATGCCGGTTTATTTAACTAATCTACCTAATCAAATATCAGGTGGAGAATTTGAAGGTTATGTTGAAGGTTGGTCATGGAGCACTCGGTTCAATGAGCTGTTTTTAACAATAAATGTTTCTCCAACTGCATTTAGCCAAGTGGCGATGCGTTGGAATACCACGCCAATAACTGAGGCTTGGAACACAATAGACCCAACTTTAACTTGGGAATACGCTACAATAGTCGCATGAGGATAGGATAAAATGGCAACCACTACCAATTATAGCTGGACTACTCCAGATGATACCGCGCTGGTCAAGGATGGCGCAGCAGCAATTAGATCGCTTGGAACTGCAATCGATACCACAGTATTTACCAATGCAGGTGCAGCAATCGCAAAAACTATTGTTGATGCTAAAGGCGACATAATTGCAGCAACCGCAGCGGACACAGTTAGCCGTTTAGCCGTTGGTGCAAATGGAACAGTTTTAACCGCAGCATCTGGTCAAGCAACTGGATTAGAATGGGCTTTACCTGCATCAGGTGGAATGACTTTGTTATCTACAACTTCTTTATCAGGAGCAACAACAACTATTTCAGGCATTTCAGGAAGTTATAATAATTTATTTGGAATTATTTATGGAGTTAGCAACGCAACAGCAACTGGAGTATTTAGAATTGCCCCAAATGCTGCAACTACTGCTTGTAATGAAAGATTACGTGATGATACTAATTCGGATATTGCTAATGGTTATTATTTATTATCGTCTCAATATAATCCATTATTTACAAGCACTAGCAATATATTTACTTTTACAATTTCAAATTATGCTTCTAGTTCAATAATAAAACCAATTTCACATACTTCAAGTTTTATTCGCACAGGAACAACTTGGTATCAAAACTTAGGAAACGGTTCATATAATGCAACAACCGAAATAACATCATTAGTATTTTCAAATGCTGGTGGTAATCATTCAACAGGCACAGTCCTACTTTACGGAGTTAAATAATGACTAAATCAACACGACCAATAGTAAGAATTCACAACATTGAAACTGATGAAGTTATTGATCGGGAAATGAATGATGATGAGTTTGCTCAATATGAAGCAGAGAAAGCAGCACAGGCAATTGCTAAAGCCGAAGCCCAAGTTAAAGAAAATGCTAAACAAGCAATTCTTGATCGCATTGGTTTAACTGCTGATGAACTTAAAACGATACTTGGCTAATGAAGGCTTGGTTATCTAAAGCTGCTGAAACGCTACGCGACCAAATAAATGAAACATGGGTGGATCGCGATAGGCGTAGTGATGGATGGATTGGCGATTCTAAACATGCATTACGAACAACCAAATCGGATCACAACCCACGACCAGACACAGCCGAAGTTTGCGCGCTCGATATTGACTCTGGCCTTTCTGACGAACAAGGGATTAGTCATGCTTTGGCAGATCAACTTCGACTTACAGCAAAAAAAGATAAGCGTATATCTTACATAATTTTTAGCAGAAAAATATGCTCAAGAAAATCATTATGGCGATGGGTTGCGTATAAGGGCTTAAATCCCCATGAAAAGCATATTCATGTTTCTTTCAAACCAAATCAAACTGGCGAGAAGTTTGACATCCCACTACTGAAAGGCAACTAATGAAACTATCTAAAAAACACAAAGCAGCAATTAAGTCATATTTGAGAGCTGTGGCAGCTAGTGGAATAACAGTTGCTTTAGCAATCGTGGCCGACATTCATCCAGCCTATGCAACATTACTTGGTGCTGTAGTTGCTCCAGTAGCAAAAGCATTAGATCCAAAATCAGGGAGTGAAGTGGATTATGGTCTTAGCGAAAAATGAGTCCGAACGAATTAGTCGCATTTGGCGTTGGCGTTTGCAGTATCGCGGGCGCTTTATTGCTGGCTCTACGATGGGTTATTAAAAGTTTTTTAAGCGAACTTCGTCCGAATTCTGGCAGCTCGATCAAAGATGCAATTAATCGTATTGACGAAAGAAGTTTGCGATTAGAAACGCGTGTTGATGAACTGTTCTCATTAATCAATAAGCGATAATTTTGC